TGTATTTCTATTGGATCGAGTGAATCGGGGGTTTTTTGGGACAATTGTGAAGCTACTGAGCCGACTGTTTGTTTCTTGGTCATTAATACTCCCTTTGGATGCGTATTTTCGACTCAAGACTACTTATTTTTGCGAGATTTGCAATGGAACAGACAGGAGAGGAAGTTGTTGGAGCCCTTCCCCTCCCGATTTGAAGATAGTCATTTCTTATTTTTAGGAATCTTTGCGCCTGACTTGCGTGCTTCAGAGATACTGATCGCTAGAGCCTGGCGAGGATTGGTTACTACTGGCCCTTTTTTAGATCCAGAATGCAATTCGCCCTCTTTGAACTCATGCATAACTTTTTTTATCTTAGAGCGGCCTTCAGTTTTCTTCTCAGATCCATGTTTCTTCGGATCCTTTTTCTTATGCTTTTTTTTCTCATGCTTTTTAGATTCTTCATGTTCATGCTTCTTATGTTTAAGAGACTTCATGAGTTCACGATCTTCTTTTGCTTCTTTCTTAAAGGTTTTGATATCGCCTTTAAGATGTGAGATTACTTTATTTTTGGCCATTACTATCCTTATAACAGGTGATGAAGCGATTCCTATTTACATAACCGCTCCACCACCCATAATTTAACGAACTCGTTGAGTATCATCGTACAACAGACGCCGATCTATTCTTTTTTGGAGCGCTGTCTTCTTCTCGCGAAGATTAGGCGGAGTTCCTAAAAGATCAAAGGCTATCTTTGTAGCTTTCTTATTAGGTCTCGGCATTCCTGGCATATTAGTACTTTCCGCGTTGTTTATGTTTTTCCATTTCTCGGTAGTCTTCGTCTTCTTGTTTATCGATACCACGGATGGTGTCATCTAAACCGTAACGAGGATAGTCTTTGTTTGCTGGCCAAGCATGATACTTAACATCTTGTGGAAGATTAGCAGTTGCTGAATGATCTTCTTGAATCATGCCAGCGTCCATCATTTCTTGACGACGTCGTGGATCAACACCATTCTTCTCGCGATTAGCGCGTGAATAGTCTTTGCCCATTTCAGTCTTCTCCATCGGACGACCTGAGTGATGTCTTTTTGCCATAGTGGCTCCTTGTAGTAACTGCAGACCGCTTTCGCGCTGCAAGGGCTTCTCTAACTACAGACCAGATACATTCTGTGCTGGGTTTTGATTCTCAGTTGGTTGCGGTTGTGGTGTTGGTTTAACCGCATCTTGTTCGATCTCATCTTTAACATTCTCTACTCGTTGGTCAGCCTTGAGTGAATTACTCAGCGTTACCAATTCCTTAAGATGTGCTAAGTCGATGCTCTCTATTTCTTTTAACGCCTTCACAAAATTAAGTAAAGCAATCTCGTTGTCTTTTTCTGCTTGCGCTCTACGTTCAACTGCCAGAGCTTCATTCTCTTGAATTCTGCTTTCACGTTCTTTACCAAGACCACGATCAGCTTCTGCCCGAGCATGAGCCAACTCAGTACGAGCTTGTTGTTCTTGCATCGCTGCTTGAGCTTGTGCTTGCTGCATTTGTTGTTGCGCTTGCTCTTGCTTCTTAGCATTCTCAACAATCTTCTCTTTGTTCTGAATCGTTGCAGCTTCCATAAGATCTTCAGCAGTAATAGGAACACCAGCTTCTCTCAGCATAAGCATCTGACCAAATTGCATTTGCTTTTGCGTGGTGGTGTTGAGTCCTTCTTCAACCGCAGAATTGTAACGACCAAATGCTTTAGTGTAGAACTCTTGCGTTGGCTCTTCACCACCAAGGATCTTTTTGATCTTACCCGGTGTAAAGTTAGCCTGAATAACATCAATAAATATCTTACCCAATTGCTTTTGAGCACCATCAAGCTGATCAAATAAGATCTGTAAAGTAGTAGTAGAAGCAGATTGCTTTAACATGGCATGATAACCAGACAAGGTGTCTTTATTATCAAACCCAAGTAACTCATCACTTACACCAGCAACTTCTTGAATCTCTTTAGCCAACAGTTCTGAAAGCTGAATCATCGATGGATCAATCCCAGGAGATGGAATCTTTTGTACGTCAGTCATTTGCGCTTCATCTTTGAGCGCAAGCCCACGCCCTTGACCTGAAAGGAATATATCCTTTGGATTAACGAGCGCATTCTCTTTATAGATGTAACCAGAATTGATTTGAGACTCTAAGATATCTAATTCAATGATACGACGACGATTGTATAAGTACTGAGCATCTCTCAAACCACGAACAACGCCCTGAATGCGGAACGGGAAATACGGCATTTGGGGCTCATAATAAGTCAGAACTGGCACAAATGGATATTGATCTATACCTAATGGATTTGGTCCATGATACATAACCTTACCCTGAACAACGATTGCTAACTTAACCGTAGGAACTTCCTGCTCAATAACCGTAATTGTTGGATACTGTTGCAGAAATGCTTTGAGCCCTTCATCATTATCGAAACGCCATTCCATGGTCTCGCCAGTTTGGCTATCGACTAACATTTTTTGTGTTCGATAATCGCGGTAATAGTATTCGTCATACGTTAATAGGTTCTTATACCCGTAGTTGTAACTTTCTGGAAGAAATTGAAATTTTCCATCACGAGCACTTCCTGTGTCATTTGAAATTAATCCAAGGATTTCTTCAGTGTAAGCGGGTAGTAATGATATCGCTTCACGTTTGGTTACGTAGGATCGTCGCCAGATATGATTGCAATCTGACATATCCTTTTTCTTAAAGTAAGGATCCACCATAAAGCCGTTATAGGGCACATGATCAACTTTTATATTGCCAGAAACAGGATCAGATCGATAATCTATCCATACATGAAGAAAGTTTAAGCCTGTAACTAATGATCCTTGGAATGCATCAGATATAGTTTCAAGAACATTAGCTTGGTTATTACACCACAGCATAACTTTGGTAAATTGATCAGCGGTCTTTTCGCTGGCATTTTCTTCGGGAATAACGATAGTAGATTTTCGATTACGGCGCTGATGGCCAGAGATCATATTTACAACACGTCTAATACGGTTGAAATTAAATTGCCTTCTACGATTAGCAGGAAGATTACCATAAAGATCTGTCCAAAGGGTCTGATCGCCGCTAAAAAACCTTGTGTCCGTATCAGCTTCTGACCAGAAAGATTGGTTGATTGTAATTGCCTCAGCGTAGAATGCTTCCATAAGAGAAAGGATTGCTTTGTCCTTTTCATCATAGTACTGAGGTCCAAGTTGAGGAAATAAAATGGCCGTCTCCTTCCTTTAGAAGTAATTTTTCCCCAGTGTACGACGGCGCATGTGCTATATCAAGAAGTTTGTTTGATTCTTACCTTAGTCATCTTCTTAAGACGCTTTCTATTTCGCTTGAGAATCTCGTTGTAACGATCAACCTCTTCAGGCGGAGCGTAGGAAGTTGATACTATCTTATCTGGTTCTCTGATAAAGCATGGATCTGCAACACAAGTCCACATATCATTACATTCAGATGCATGTGCTTTAGCTGCTCTTGCTTGCATCTCAAACTCTTGTTTTCTAAATGCTGCGCGAGTGCGCTTAATTGCTTCTATTGAACGCGTATCTTCTTGAACTACAGGAGATAAAGGAGTAGTAGGATTGAATGTAGGTTTAACCCTAAAGCAGAATATATTCTTTATCCACTCAAACATTTTGCATCCTAATTAATGTGTGCGTTTATTTCTTTTACTGATTCATAACCTATGTGACAATTCTCCATCTGCTTTTTATATTGCGCCTTTAATGAATCGATAACATCTTGAGCATTCTTAAACTCTTCAACTTCATCAATAAAATTTTCGATGTAAGCAAGCATTGCTTCAGACATCACATATTGTATATTAAGAAGCCTGCTTGTAAAATCATGCGTTAATTCTGCAGGAATAATATCCTTATTATTGATACAAAAACCAAAGAATTCTGTATTAGCTTTTGATATCTCTCTCAACTTACCGAAGACTAACTTTTCTCGACTCATTGCCTTTTTCATCATCAATCCTCAATAGCCATAATCTTTTTGTAAACTTCAGGTCTCTTTTCTTTGACCTTATTCAAGAAATCCTGGTAATCATCTTCGCTCATTTTCTCGCCATACTTACTTTCATCCTGCCATTGTACATAAATGCTATCCACGTTCAAAGGCTTTGCTTTAATTGGATTACCTTGATCATCTAGATCTGGCGTGTAAGTTTCTTTGATGATCTCAATCTGATGATCTTCTTTACGAGCGCCATTCAATATACGATAAATTACTTCAAAAGGTTTAATCTTATCATTATCCATAGACTCTAGATAAGCACTAAACGCATCTTTTAATAAGAGTTTTATAACTGTATTTCTTGTTTCGTGATCGTAAGAATTTATATCGTAAACAATATCATCAATAGTTATAGAGAATGTCTTCCAATCTTGGCGCAATTCTTCTTCTAATTGACTATATATTTCATTGGTGCAGCTGATTAACTCTGAGGCACTTGCTACTACATACTTGTTCATCTCACTCCTTAATAAGATGCCCCCATTACTGGAGGCACCACACAAACTTACCTACAGCAACGGGAGTTGCTAATAAGTGATTACAGCATAGCCGAATTTAATAGTCCGGCAAGTCAGTTCTAAAGACCGAAGGCAAATTACTTTGATACCCCATAGCTTCATTGTATCGTTGTTCCAATGCCTTCGGATCATTTGTATTCGTTATCTTTGGCAATCCAACACAGAGGTACCGCATCGCATCTGCCCAATGGCTGGACCAATCATGTAGAGGATTTGTCTTATAAACCTTACGTTTTACATCATATTCTTGGCGATAGTTCTCGAGTGCTTTGAGTAATGGCTCGCAGGATTTTTCATCAAACCACATCTTAGGCAGGTTACGTCTGACTGCTTCTATGCCGTCTTCAATGTTAGGCTGCTTCTCTGTATACCTAATAAAGGTAATTCCGAGATCATGCATAGTCTTCCAACGTGATATGCCCGTAGACAGATCATGAACAGCAATATCATGAGGAGCAATGTGCTTGCCATACGTATATGGCTTCTCTTTAACCACTTTAGCATAATGATCCAGCCCTTTCTTAGTGTTCTCATAGCAATCTATGATACGAATTACCGCTCCAATTTGCTGAAAGAATATCACAGTTGTCGGGTCATTAAAACCTAAGTCCCAAGCGGTGTGTACGGGGTGATATGGTTCCCATGGCACATAAGAAATCTGACCCTTGTGACGAAGATTATCTATATACTTGGAATAGAAAGAACCTTCAATGCCCAGCTCAAATGATGTCCACCATTCTTGCATAGCTAGATCTTGTGACATCTGCCCTGAATCTATTTCTTTCTGTATTTCTTCTATTGGCACATGGCCAGTATCATCAATGGTGAGCTTCTCACAAAACCATCCTGGTGTGGTTGATGCTACATTATATAGTTCCCAGAGGTGATTCTTGCCCCGTGGAGTGGATATGAAGAGTGCCCATCCATTGGAAGCATTCAGAATTGGAATTGCATATGACCATGCGCGTGAATCTTGCAATGCATATTCTGAAAAGATCATGCCGTGAGCATTGGTACCAATAATGGTTGAATCAAAGTCCGTCGATCCGAGTATTACTATCTGAGATTTATTTATCAGGCGTATGCGCATCTGCTGCTCATTGCGTGATTCAACAATCTCATCCGGAACGTATTTGTTCATGATTCTATGACCATCAATATCTATGCCATCCCACAAGATTCTACGACCAGAAGAGAACTCTGGAAATACATAGAAATAGGTTCCTACGCGCCTCAATGCTGCACGAACTAATAGAGCAATGGAACATATATCCTTGCCAGATCGTCGTGGCCATATGATGAGATATCGTTTGAGTTTCCCTTCCTCAAAGACTCTGCATAGGTTTTTTTGGTACGGTCTTGGCTGAAATTTATTCAGCTTTATCTGTGTCTCTGGAAGTAGATTCATTGCAACTATCACACTTACAGGGTGGGAATATCTTCTTCTCTATTGCATCTTTATGAGCTTTGCGTAGTCCATCGATGAATTCGGTTATATTCTGTTCCGGAAATAACTTCGGTGCATCTGGAAACCCAGGATGAACAATATCGTTGATCGCACGAAATACCATAGATAGAGTAGCGCTTTGCTTAAATGCCTCGTCTTCATCTTTAGCCTCTTTCTGTATCTTTTGTAATGCTTGCGCTATTGATGATAAATGGTCAAATGACCTAAACAGGATCTGCTTTAGTATTTGTTCTTGGTTCATCGTTTTCCTTCTTACCACCAACTGGCACTAACTCACCAGTATCTAATTGCGATAGCACTATAACTTTGGTTGTGTTGTCGTTCTGTATGTCTTTTTTGAGATTGTTATGATACACGTTCACTTCATGTCGCTCAGGATCATAAACATGCTCATCCCTGAATACTACATCCTTATCGAACTTTTTCATGAGGGCCCCTTTACGACGCCTAGAACCAATTCTAAGTTTTACATAGTCATAAGCCTCTTTGAAGTCCTGATATTTCGTGGATAGTTCGTGTAACCATTCTCGTCTTAGCTTCATTTCAAACGCAAAATCTAGGATTTCAATAGATGTTTCTTGTTCTGACCATTCGAGCATAGTATGAATTAGCCGTTTGCGATAAGAATCCTTATCAGGAAACATTAAAACAGCGTCGTTATTGATGAAATCGACCCAAGTGCGCGTATTTGATAAGCTTTTGATTTCTATGTTATTATCTTTAGTCTTTTTAGGTTTGGCTACTCTCACTCCAACTCCCTAATAGTAAATTCTGTGCGAGGTGAGTCACTATATAACTTTTTGGCATGCATAACTGAGATAATTCTATCATCAGAAAGTATTGCTTTTGTATCAACTATAGCATCTAGCAACAGTTTTACAAGATTGTCGAGGTCTGGTGTTGCATGATGATACTTTTTGATCTGGTTAATCTTTTGTTGGGCTGTGCTCATATGGAAAGTGACATCAAGTTCAACTGGTCCTGTGAATAGGGGATCGGATCCGTGACATTTCAGCAGATAGAGTCCGAAGGCTATTTTCTCGTTAACTTGTTGATCGTAGAATTTGGTTTGGCTAATGCCTGCGCGTTTCCAGGGAATAGGTTTTAACGGGATAAGGTATTTCTTTTCTTTCATGTCTACCTCGCTAATCGTTGATAGTCATATCTTCTTATTAGTTCTTTATACCCTGCAGAATTGGATTTGTCTTCCGAAATTACCTGGAGATGATCTTCATAATCTTTATCTGCTGATGGTTGCATAAAGTCGACGTCTGTTTGCTGATTTGGCTTTCGAAGCGAAGCGAGTTGTAATCTTAAAAATAGAGATTGATCAACGCAGCCTGTTTTGCAAGTATGGGTAGCGTCATCAAGTAAAGCAAGCAGCTTATCAACCTCGCGTTGCATTCCTGCTATAGAATTCATGGCTAACTTTTTAAGTGACTCATCGGTCTGAGGATCACGAGAATATACTTTGCTAGGATCAAACGTTTTGCTGAAATTTAATATCTCATTCATCAGATACTCAATCTGCTCCATGTGACTCAAATTTGGTAGCTCTTGAGCAGGACTATGCCCTTTTGGATTAGTGGCAGTAGTAGTATGGCTTATCGCATTTCCCCTTTTAGGAAACTGTTGCGCTTTGCCTTTGTAGGCGGCTGCTACTTTAGCAATCCAGTTAACCGGATTATTGAGTGAGTTTTGTTTGTTTTGTCGTTTTAATTCGTTAAATGCATATTGGAGTGCCTCTTCGGAGTAGTTAGACAACATATCTTGTTGTGAAACAGACAAACCATAGGTATCCGATAAGCGGTTAATAACTGTTTGTTGAGCATCCATAACTCTCTCCTTTGAGGTTATTGTACTGTTGATGGTAGTTTGTTGTTTGTTTTTTAAAAAAACTATTGATTCCGCTTCGCGGGGTTCGTAAAAGCCGTAGTCAACTTCTGGAATGGTAACCATTTTATAGTTAGATAAATTCCTTATATTACTTAGTGTCAACTCTTGCTGATAAACAGCAGAACAAAGGGAAGAAATAGACAATAACAAGACAGCTGCAGGGAGCTTAAACTTAATACGGTTCTTCTCTTGAGCAAGTAAAGGATTGATAAGATATATACAGGAGCGATTGAAATCCTGTTGGCGGTATTTGATAACACCCAATGCCTTCCATCTACGAAGGAGCTCATTAATCCACTGACGAGTAGCTCCAAACTTGGCAGCAAGCGTGCCCTGAGACACAAAAACCTTTTGAAAGCGAGTGCTTAAATAGATCAAATGATTGAGAATATCAAGCATAAGAGGATTATTCTCATTCATAATCCCCATGACTAGGGGATCTATCGAAATTTTTTGTTGACTTAATGAATGATTCATGTAGATTATTCTCATAATTGTTTAAAAGTCTTATTGTTCACCAATTTGATCGCTTATACGATTAGTACGCAAAAGCAGCCTAGTTAATTCTGGGTTGTTTTTGTCTTCAAGCTCAAATTACGCCGGGGGGCTGAAACGAGCAAAAATTATTTAAGCCTGGCACCATGCTGGGCTTATTTAATTTTCAATTAAAAATGTTGAGAATATTGTAACCGTTTCAGGTTCAAAATCAATCTTTTTCAGGCTTGGCAATATCTTCCAATGCAATCCAATGCGTTACTGATGGGTAACATATCATATATGGGCTGCTTGAGAATGCTTCAGGTGATAGCTCTACAAATTGTTGTTTATCAACTAAGAAAGACAATATTAATAGGTAATCTTTGCCATCACATTCAAATGACACTAAGTATCTAGCATTCTTTTCAGGCAGTCGACCTTTAACGCTAATCCAGTTCATTATTTATCCTTACCACATGCCGGATGATAACGCGTTAAAGAAACCGTAAAAGTTATTTTATTAAAACCACCAATTACACCCTCATTATTAACCATTACTTCAAATGTTACTTGATCCGGCATATATGCTTTCATGGAATAATTTTCTTTATTAAATTTATTAATTCCTGCTTTTATTTCCAATATGGACTGATCAATAAAATCATTTAATCGTATCATTTTAATCCTATCTTTTTTAACATGGCATAATTATGTACAAATCTTTTTATCTTGAGCTCAGTAACCGTTCTGATTACTCCACCCTTCATAAAGCGTAAAAGCGCTCTATACGAGATACCTACCGCTACAGCAAGAGTTTGCATAGTGTAGTTCTCATTCAAGAGTATTGCACCCAATCCTTTACGCAGATCCTCTATCTCTTCTGGCTTCATTATCATAATATCCTTTCTGTCGTTATTGACACAATGTACCATTCTGCTACACTAAATACAACTTTTACACTGTTTAAACCTGGAAGGAATATATGGTAGACGTGTAAAAACTGGAGAGGTAAAGTAATTGAGCAGCAGTTATTTAACCAATATCAAGGAGTAACTTTATGTTACAAATCAATCGGGGCCATATGGCTCTATCTATGCTATTGTCATCATGCCTTAGCAATACAATGGTCATTGATAAACAATCATTATCAGTACCACGTTCAATCGAAAACATCTCAGTCATCCATGAAAACAAGAACTTCACCATTGAAGACGATAATGGATCGCATACACTACAACCATACCAAATGTCACCAGCACTGCGTAATATTCAAACTACAGCACTTGCAAAGATGCTCGCTGCGGGTTCATATATCAAAGTGAATAAAGCATTGAATGATGACTCTTATTCATTGGATATTGACCAACGCATCAATGCCGGTGGCCCTGTATCCGCGAGTATTGGCTACTGGCTAGTCAAAGCCATAGGTTATGGTGCTCCAGCTGGTATGTCACTATGGCTTGGAAAGGAAGTGGTTAAAGGCGTTCTTCCCAATGACAAAGGAACTGCTACAACACTCAACAATGCAGCTCCAGGATTATTTTTCACTCCTGCAATTACCGATATATATACTGATACCGTAACACCAAGCAGCGTTGTATACGGTTTTCTAGATCCTAATACAGGAGTTCCGGCACCTACGTTCTTTCGCGAAGCCGGTAAGGTACTTACTCCAGGATTAGCTGACGCAGCAGCAGGAGCCGCAGTTGATGCCACTAAAATAGTTGTGAGAGGAGCTACATCGGATGCCGCTAAAAAACTTATTCTAACTCCGGAAGCGAAAGCATTTTTACAAAGATTCGCGGATAATGCAGCAGTCACAATTTCCATCCATTCCCCAAATCCTGCATACGCAAAAATGAGTTTGCAAGGCGGCATTGGCGCAGGACATGGAATTGCTGAAGTAATGGGCAAAGAAAAAACGCAAAACACTCTAGTTGGCATCGCCATTGCCGGAGCAGCTGAATATTCAGCTGCTGTAGAAGGCACTGCAAATGCTACCTTCGTTACGCTTCTAAATATTCCATGGTTACCGTAAGGAAACGATGAAATCATTAATTCAATGCATAAAAGAAACAATAATTGAAAGAGCCGATTACTTCATCATAGTAATTACTCTTTTAATCATGGATCGAGTAGACATTATTACGATCTTAAAGATCACTAGCGTGTCATTGATCGTGATGACGTTCTTACGATACTTTAGTCAACCAGAGATAAAAATAGAATTTTAGGGCAAAAAACATAGGGACAATTATGTTTAATCCAAAGAAAACAATACTGGCAGTAGTTATATTTACTGCCAGTCCAATCATTGCTATGCAACCAAATAAGCATCCAGAAAAAGAAGATAGCCTCTCGTTTGATATTATCATGCGAGAAGAGATCAGAAGAGCTACTCTACCAATCGGCATTGTTCCACCAACTGCTGAACAAATAGGCAATCAAGCGCGTATGTTTATATTCGGATCTAATGCCGGAGATCCAGGAAGACATTTGCAGGCATTAGCCTTTCAATGGCTGCGAGACTGGTATAACAACCGAAATCGATAAATAGATTGGGCAGGATTATCTCCTGCCTTTTTCATTTGTCCGGCCTTGGAATATCATCAATTGCACACCAATAATCTGGCTCTTCTAGCCAATCAGTATCAAAAGGATCAAACCAATCTTTTCTACCGCAATCATAAAATGCAAGAGCCACAGGATAACATGTTGTCGCCCATCCAAGTCTTCTATGATGAGGCTTTATATAGTAAACCAAAACATGCTCTATATCTTTTGGTAATCGATCTTTGACACTAATCCACTTCATCAATCCAACCAATCATTCACTCGCTTTATCATTCGATATGCCAAGATAGAAAAAATAATTATCTCAATAACTAAAAATATCTCATTTGCATACATCAAGCCCCATATTGATATTAGTTCAATCATCCTTGCTCTCCGTCTCCATTAAATACTTCTCAATCATAGAGAGCGATAATATCCGAGACTCCCTACGACTCTCTAGAAAATCTACTAATGATCGATAATTAATCCCTATATTCTGCGCCAGTTGCTTATACGATATCGGATGCTGAATCATCATATTCTTTAATCGCTGTCTAAGCTCGCTATGTTTATCCACTATATTCTCCTAGGATATTATTGTTAGTTATAGTATAACATGGTATGTTTTAGTTGCAAGTTGTTTAATGTTGTGGTAGTATAGGAATAGATAGAAACACAAAACCTGGGGAAATTATGGATGAAAAATATATCTAAGATCGATGTTCGTGCTGGAGATCTATGCGGATGGTGCTTTGTAGGTCCAGAAACGCCGATAGAATTGAGACATTCAGGACCATCGATAACTATTGTTTCTATTTTTGGTAAGAAAGAGAACTTAAAAGTATGTTCTTCATGGTGTATGAGTGGATTCTTGAAATTTAGATTTAGTGATAGATGGGAAGATTAAAATGGACAACA